AAACGCCAGAGGAGATGGACTGACTTTCACATCTGATTACTGTATGGTAGAACTACCAGGATGTTATGCAGGATCATTCAGGGAAGGGAACTATCAGGGATTTTTGTTGGGCACCAGGCCGTTTGAATCAAAATACGTGAAATCAGTATGGCACCCTGCATTTTACCGGAGAGACAGGACAGGAGTAAAATCCCAGAAACTGTATCTTGGAGCATATGAAGCAAGCGCAAACGGAGGGACAACTGTTGCAAACGGCACTACAAATTGTATCAAAGCATCATCGTGGACCGGGCTAAAACTCACCAGCAAATCCGGGGTGAAATGTCTCACCGGAGATACTGGAACCGGAACGATGGCAGAGTTTGAAACTGCTGCAAATGCAATTGGCACAAATTGGGGTATTGAATCGTTTTGGACACGCGCCCTGTTACAGTCATTATTCTATATCGAGTATGCCAGTTTTAATTCACAGTCTGCCCTTGCTCCAGGCCGAACGAATGCATCAAACACTGCCGCTCTTGATACCGGCGCCGGAAATGCATTGATGAACTCATCCGGAACCGGTGGAGGAAATGATACTCAAGCGGTTGTTTATCGTGGGATCGAAAACCCGTGGGGCAACATTTTTGAATTCATTATTGGGTTCAATTCCATCGACACTGCATACAATGTCATGAAACGCGATGGAACCGGGGCACTTGCAGCCGTGTTAGCATCCGGAGCATATGAGCAGACATCCGGCATTACACCGCTGAACGGAACGACAAACATCAGCGGAACAGATGGAGGAGAATACTGTCACGGGTATGCATCGGATCTGGTTTTTGCAGATCCTTTGAAACTGGCATTTATTCCATCCGCTCTATCAGGTTCTGAATCAACCTATCTTGCAGATTATTTCTATTCGCACAAATCAGGAATTTCCCAAACAGGTATCCTGCTTGCGGGGGGCAGTTGGGCTTATGCCGGTAGGGCGGGGGTCGGCTATTTGCATGCGGCTAGCACCGCTTCGGATGTCGGTCCGCATATTGGCGCCCGTCTTGAGGCCATTTTCTAATAAGGGGGGATTACAATAACACACCATAAATTTTCTGATTTCGCGCCACCATCAGGGCAGCTCGAAGGCGAAAAGATGAAACTCACGGATATTTTGGATAAAGAAATCCTTGTAACAGGATATGCCGTTCATAAAAGCAAATTCAAAGATGAGATGTATTTAACGTTACAATTCGAATTTGACAATGTAAAACGGGTTCTTTTTACCGGATCAGGTGTTCTCATAAATCAGATTGAAACCTATGCAGATAAGATCCCGTTTTTCGCAACGGTAAAAAATTTTGGAAAATACTTCGCATTCACTTAAATGGTAGAAATGACAATAATAAGACGGTTTAAGTGTATACGGTGCCTGCTTGCAGGAGGCAATTGGAATAATGCCGGTAAAGCAGGAGTCGGCTATTTGAATGCGAATAACACCGCTTCGAATGTCAATCCGAATATTGGCACCCGTCTTGAGCTCAGGAAGAGCGACCCTGAACATCACTTAAACCAGAATCAGAGTAATCTGGTCAAACACATAGCGAACCATCCGGAAGTGCTGGTACTTCTGGGAAGGCTCTTCCGGAATGGCAGGGCCGAACTATGAAACGGCAGGGGAATCTGTTTCATAAAATCGTTCATTCGGAGAACCTGAAAGAAGCACATAAAAACGCACGGAAAGGGAAATCCTATTATCAGGAAGTGCGGATGGTTGATGAAACACCTGATTATTATTTGTCTGAAATACATCGAATGCTTATCTCTGGAACGTATAAAACCTCAGAATATAGTCTGAAGGAGATATACGAACCAAAGCAGAGAACTATCTACAAATTGCCCTATTATCCTGATAGAATAGTGCACCATGCAATTATGCAGGTTATTCAACCCATATGGGACAGCGTTTTTATTTATGATTTGTATTCAGCGATTCCGGGAAAGGGATTGCACGCTGGTTCATATAGGGTTAGAAAGTTCCTGAAAGACATTCCAAACACGCAATACTGTTTAAAGTTTGATATCTCAAAATTTTATCCCTCAATGGATCATGATGTATTAATCAATCTCATCTCAAAGAAAATCAAATGTAAAGAGACTTTGAATCTTTTAGAAGAGATTATCCGGAGCGTTCCGGGTGTTCCGATTGGTAATTATTTGAGTCAGTATTTCAGCAATATCTACCTGAATGAGTTTGATCACTGGTTAAAAGAAAAATGGGGGATTAAATATTATGTCCGGTATTGTGACGATGGAGTCATTTTCCATTCTGATAAAGAGTTTTTAAAGCGGTTATTGGTTGAAATATCAGAATACCTATCAGAATTGCATCTGAAATTAAATCCAAAAACAAACATCTATCCGGTTGATAAATGTGGGGTGGATTTTTTGGGATATCATCATTACCGCAAATATATTAGACTTCGAAAGTCATCCGCACGTAATCTGAAAACCAGAATCAAAGAGATTGAGTCTGGCAAAATAAAATCCGACGAATCTATTGTATCTTCGGTGATGTCGTCTCTTGGATGGCTGAAACATTGCAATTCGTATAATTTAGCGAAGAAATTGATTTTTGATAACTCTGCAATTATGAAAATTATGGTAGAAAGTTCAGCGAATTTGAAAATTAGCAATCCAATGGAGAAACTAACATGGTAACAAAAAATGCACAACCTGAACAGGTGGAACTGGATTGGGGATCATTTGCATCCGGATCAGTAGATGTCCTGGTGCATTGGAACATCACAGAAACGACCGGAAAGACAGAGGATAATCAAACATATCCCCAATGGCAGTATGATGAGGCCCGTGTCCGGATTCCTCTTCCGGCATCAGCACGGAGTCCGGAAACCGCACAGACATACGCGAATGCGAGATATCAGGCTCTCCTGATGTTAGCCGGTGCAGAAGTGATGCCAACGAAAATTACTGATTTAGAAGCCGCTGTCCTTGACCTGGCAGGAGCGATGTTGGTATGACGGCATATTGGAAACGAATCATAAAATCGCAGTATGATGCAGGGAATAAAACCGCTGAAGAGGTTCGGGCATATGTCCCACGGCTGATAACTCAAGAGGAGTGCAACGAAATACTCGGAGTATCATGAGGTGTGACGTAGATCCGTGTGATGTCTCTCCGATCGATCTCCCGGTATTCGCAGAGTTCACGGGTTTAAAATGGTATCAATGTGAGAATTGGGATTTCGGACCGTCTCACGGAGGGGGGCCGTCTGCGGTTGCAATTAACGGGGGAAAGGATAGCATTTTCCCCCGTGTTGCACGGGCTGAAAACACGGACGGAATAAAGCGGTATCGAAAGGTGTTCGGGAAAAACGTAGGGGTATCCGACTGGAATGAGTTCTATGTAAACATCATTCAGAACGCAAACCAGTCATTCTCCCGCGACCATACTGCAATCGTGAAAGGCACTCTGACAGATGATATGTTCGATAAACCAAACGATGCTGCTTTCTCATCCACACAGGCAGGTCTATTCACCTGTGCGGTCGGGGACTACTTTGCGTTATGGATTCGGCAGGAACTGTATGCAGGTGGAACAAACCCACAACGCGGACAGGACATTGTAATTCAGATTGAACTGATGGAGGATTGATGATAAACCTGGAATTTTCGTATGATATAGCAGGACACGATGACATAGAACTGAACCTCATTTCAGGCACGCATTTAACTGAACAGGTGCTTTCCTACATTTATACGAAGAATTTCGGACCGCTGACGTTCTCATATGATATTGCAGGGAATCACAACGAGACAAATCACCAGTATTGTGTCACACAGGTCAATCTGGTATCGAACCGGAACATTGTAGCAGTAAGCGAGATATTCAACCAGACGGTTCTGAATATATCTCGTATCTGGGATATCAGAGAGACAAACCACCTTACATCATCAACCCTGATGGATGCTCTGCATCTCCTGAACATCGGGTATACTGATGATGTGATGTTCGGAAGTGTTATCCTCCGCCATGCCCGGTATGATGCAATTGATGAGGTTGATTTTCCATTCAGAGAGAAGAGACTGTATGGAGGGTATCGGTCAATTCGTTCAACAAATATCCGGGGGTATTCAGGCGCGTTTGTTGCTGCGACAAACGATTGGAACGATATACAGGATCTGATGGATCTGATAGGCCAGGCAAAAACCCTACGAATATGGGGCAAACCTTATCGAAACTGCTACATTAAGCCCCCAATTAAAGTTAAAACGATTAAAAAGGGCGTGAACCGATGGGAATACTGGGTTTCGATATATCAGGATAGTGCAATCGTAGAGGTATCTGCATGAGCAGAACCAATATTCTGTCTTTGATGTTCGACAAATGCCAGATATCCCGTTCAATCACAGATTCGATGTGGCGGTTTGATATTGAGATTGATAAGGACTATCCGTGCCCGCGACTCTGGGAACCGGTTGAAGCGACGTTAGTCGAGAATAATAAAAAATACTGTGTGTTCATCGGATTCCCTATCTCTAAACAGAAAGTGGTCAGGGACGGGGATGAATACACCCGGTTGTCGGGGGTATCATACGGATGGTATGTCGCAAACAGGCCGCTACGACCATCAGAACGCACATTACAATCCACGCAGTCAGGCAGTAATATCATCATAGAAGATCCGATTACCTACTTAAATAGGCTCTTTTTCAACGGAGGGAACCGGTTAGGGCTCTCAAAAGGATATTGGGATGGTTCAACAACCGGATGGGGTACAAACGAATTGCCTTATCATCAGTTCGAATCGAACGAGAATACCACGATTCAGAGCGTATTGGATGATATTTGTGCATATACCGGACTCATCCATATGGATTACTGGAAATCGACCGGCACCGATTGGGTGCCTGTTTCGTATCTGGTAAACTCTGCAAACCTGGATACAAAGATGAACCTCCCGCCACCACTCATTCTGAACGCTTCTGACGAGCAGATTGATGCACGGACTCATCAGATGATTGAAGAGATTCAGAGCACAGAAGAGGGCGATAAATGGAAGAACCGGGTGTTTGTCGATGCAAAGATTCAGGATACAGATAATTGGTACACTGCCGTAAAACCCGCTACATGGGATATCAATTCAAACGGGCTGGAACGGATTTATCAATATTGTGAAGAGTTACCGCCGGGAACCGATGCGCAGGCATGGGCAACAAAACGATGTAACCAAATCTATTCTCTGCTCTGCACGCCAACAACGACATTTGAAGTGCCTTTCTGGTATAAGTTCGACCTGCAATTGTTCCAGAAGATTCAGTTCAAAGGGTTCTCACAAATACCTCAGGATATGATGAGAATCACGGAGTTATCCTATGATTTCGATCCGGATGGAGGGGCTACCTGTTCAGCACGATGTACACTTGATAGAGATTGGGCCGCTGCACGGGCACTTGCATTAATTCTGAAACAGGATTCGTTATCTCTGGCAGATGCAATCAGGAAGATTGTGAACAAAACAACACCAATCAATTACGCCGGGACAGTCACCGGGTTTTCTGGTGGGTCTGCAATTGTATCATACGGGAACAATGTAGAGACGAAATTGGGATATGCAAGAGCGTTGAATAACGGGTGATGATAAGATGGTTCGGGTTGGAGAACGGGTATTAATTGCAGATATTGAACGGGGGGGAAAGGTGGCAATCGACACAAAATCCCCTGCCGTTGGAAAGAAGGTTTTGGTGATGGATACCGGAGAA